TGTTACTTCGTGCGGCATAAGTGGCACGAGTACGCCTTTGCGAAGTTGCGTGGCGTCATATGTGCGATATGTCAAGCGCGAACACCGGCCCATTGTTCAAGCGTTGCGACGGTGCCGCGTAGTTCTTCGATTACGGCACGCTGCCAGGTCATAATTGCCAAGGCGCGGGCGGCGCTGACGGCGGTGTGGTGGTCGGGGCTGTTGTCGGCCAGGTCGGCCAGGTCACGGACTAGGGCTTCGTAGTCATGCCAGCGCGGGTTCACGGCCAGGTACTCCACTGTGGCCAGCCGCCTTCACGCTGAATGAGTAACGCGGCGGCCAGGTTGGTGGCCGGGTCAAGTAGGGCGATGCAGTTGTCCGGGCTGACCGAACCGTGCACGGCGAGCCAACCGGCCGGCCAATACTTTGAGGGTAGGCACCACGTCGGAATGTGCACCTGCATGAGGCCGTAGGAACCGCCGAGGGCTTTGTCGCCGATTGCGTCGGGTTGGCACGCGCTTTCTTTGCGCATAATTCGCTCGAGGGTGTCCAGTTCTTCCTGGGGCCAACCGAGGGTCCAGGCAAGCCCTACGAACGCTTGGCAGTCGCCGGGTGTTATGGGTGCGGGGGTAGGTGTTTCGTCGCGTCCTAGGGGCTGTGGAGCGCTGTTTTGGGGTGCCGTGGGGGTGGTTTCGGGGGTTTCTGTGCTTTCGTACACTGCCGGCGGTATCCGGTCGGCGTCGGGTAGCGGGGCTATGACGAACGACAAACCGGTGAGTGCTGACGTGAGTAGGGCCGCAAGGCTGACGATGCCGGCGTTCATGCCACGGGTGTTTCTGTGACGCTGTGACTATCTTCGAGGCGTACCGGTACGCCCCAGGTCGCCCACTTGTCGGAACGGAACGCCAACTGCGCAAGCATGGAACGGTCCTCGCCTTTCTTGCGGAATATTTGCACCATGACGTGCTGGCCGTCTGGCATGGTGCCGGTGAATACCTCGTAAAAGATTACGACGGGGTCGGGGGTTGGTTCGGTCATCAGGTTGCTGCCTTCCTTTTGAGTTGTGCTAACGACCGTAGCGGGTCGGTGTCATGTTGTGGTGAATACCTTGGCGAACGCTTTCTGTACGGCTTTCGGGTCGGTGGCTAGTTCTAGGGTGAGTTCGACGTGCCACCAGTCGCCGCCCGGGGCGCCACTGAATGTTGGCGCGGTGGCTTTGCGCCACGTTTCGCGGTCGCATCGCCAGGACCGGCCGAACGGTTGCGGCCAATAGTCAATCACCAGGGCGATACCTAACGTCTGCCAGTTGGCCAGGGCGGTGCGCATGAACGCCAACGATTTGGCGCGGCCGTCGGTGGTGCCTTTGTTCTGTGCCGGGTAGAACCGGTACGACAAATCGAGCGCCACGCCTCGCGCATGGTTCGACACTTGGCCGGGCTTGCCGCGAATGTCGCGCTGCACCCACGTGCCGTTATTCCAGAGCGCGCCTTGCGAATGTGTTGCAGCTTGTCGAGCCCATTCTTCGGTGCCTGGTAATTTGCCGGCCGTGACCGGGTAGGTCGGTACGACGTACGGCGCGGGCATTATTTTGCGGCGTCGTTTTTCTTGCCGCTGAATAGCGACGCCAGGTGCGGGTCGCCAATTTTTGAGGATATGAACGCCATGACGCCGGCAAGTAGCGGCATTGCAACGGCGAGCAAGCCCGGGTCGACGTTGTACTTGGCGCCGAAGTAGGTAAACAGTCCGAGGACGCCGCCTTTTACTGTCTGGTCGACGCCTTGTGCGGTGCTTCCGTTCATGTTGTGCTCAGTTTCTTGCCGCCAGTAAGTAAGGGCGCTGCGTTATTCGTCGTCAGGTTCCGGCGGTGGTGGTGGCACGATTACGACACCGTCAACTACGGCCCAACCGATTGCGGCCGGCTGTTCGGGCGTGTATTCGATGAGGTGCGCGGGGTCGTTGTTGGTCCAGTTGGGTGGCACAACTTCGACGTTCACGACGGTGCCGTTTGTTACGTTCGGCTCGACAACTGCGACGGTGCGTTCGCTCATACTTGGTACTCAATCCATACGTAGCCGCTACCGCCTGCCGCGCCGCTAGTGCCTGCAACGCCACCCGCGCCTACCGTAACCGTGATACTTGCGCCGGGCGTTACGGTGTCACCGGCAACGATGTACGCGCCGTCGAATGCGTTGCCTGCCCAACCTGCATTGCCGCCCGGGTCGGTGTACGAAAATAATGCGCCTTGACCGCTATTTACGGTTCCTGGTTGCTGACTAGCCGCGGCGTTTGTTGCGGTGTTTTTTCCGCCGCCACCCGTTGCGCTAACTGTACCGCCGGCAAATGCAACCGATGACGTGCCGCCGTTGCCGCTTGACGCGGTTCCGGTTCCGCCGCCACCTGCACGAATGTGAGCAATTGCATATGTGACGCCTGCCGGTACTGTCCATGTTGCGGTTGCAGTAAAGGCGGCTACGTTTGTCACGCTTCCAAGGTTAGCCCAAGACGTGCCGTTGTAGAACTGCACCTTGTCGGTGCTTTCGAGGTAACAGAGTTGGCCTTCGGCGAGTGTTTTTTCTCCGCTTCCACCGAACGCGGCGTCGCGTGCCGTCGTATCGGCGAACACTGGCACGCCAGTGCGCGCGCTTTGGTTCATCTGCGCGGCGGTAAGTACCTGCGACGCGGTGAACGTCGGAACGGTGGTCTGTGCGTTGGCGCCCATACGGCAAGCCTAGCCGAGCACGTTCGTGCTATCCAGCACGCCATAGACGGGGTCGTCCAGAATCAGTTGGAATACGACGGTGGTTGGCGATGTGTAGAACCGGACGGTGTGGCCTTGGGCAAAGTCAATCACCGCGTCGATGCCTTCCACGGCTAGTTCTTCGGCTAGCGGTCCGAACCCGAGCACGTCTTTTTCGATGGTAATTGTGTCGCCGATATCGACCAGGGCTACGGCGTCGCGTTGCAGTGACGTGAGTAGCGCAAAGTTGGTGGCCACACTGGTGAACCGGGGCGACGGGTCGGGCACTAGTAGGTAGGCGGCGGCTGTGTCTAGTTCGCCCTGGTCGTGCAACAGACTAGACGTGATTGCGCGCGTCTGAATGAAGTAGGTCGTCTGGCTTGCCAGGTCGTTATCGGTGCCGGTGTCGCCGTCCAAGCTGGTGACGCTTGCACGGTTCACGACGTGCGAGGCGTCGAACTCTATCTCCAGGTCGTTGTACGCCAGGTGTGTGCCCTGGTCGTCGAACTCTACGACGGGCGCCGAAAGTGTGGTGCCGATACGTTCCTGGAATGTGAACACGCCGGTGCGGTCCATGAATAGGCGGCCGAACTCTGCGGTCTGGTTTATTTGTTGCGCATATTGCAGCGCGTTCGTTCCTACCGGCACGGTGAACGCCGCGTCGTGTCCTAGGTTCACGGTGCCGGTTGCGATGTTGCGCAAGGCACCCGGAAACAGTGCGACCTCTGGCAAGTCCAACAGACTCTCAAGGCGTTCGCCCGATGTTTCGGTGGTCACGTTCCATTCGTCCAGGTAGCACTGTGCAAGTTTGTAGAACCCGTCGGCGGCCAGAATGTTCACGATGTTGCTGCCACCTAGTTGGAATTGGTAGTCGTAATTCACGACGTTGCCGACGAATAGGTAGGTGCCTTGGCGGCTGAGTCGAATGACGCGCAACGGCGCCAACCCTGGCTCGTTGTTGGCGACGTCGTAGTAAGGGCTGCTGGTGTCGTACGGCGAAAGTATGCCGCCGGCCAACGTGTCGTCTAATACGACGGTCATTGTGCCCGGGCCGAATTGGTCGGTGTCGAGGCGGCGGCCGCGCCGGTAGGTGACGCGCTGGCACCACTGCGTAATGTCTGCGAACTGTGTCGTGCCGTCGAGCACGTAATCCGAATTGTTGAGCACGCCCTTGGTTACGTCGTCCAACGTGAACCCGTCCACGATGAACCCGGTGTCTAGTTCGATAAGGTAATCGCCGGACTGTACGACGGGGGTAGCCATGATTAGAACGGCGTGGTGCTTAGGCCGATGTAGCCGCTTCGCTGGTTGTACTCGCGCAAGGCGTCCACGATGACCTGCCCGGCCTGGCCCGGGTCAAGGCTTTGGCTGTTTATGGTCACGTTCTGCACTGTCGTGCCTGGCGTGCTGAGTCGGCTCATCGTGTCACTGAACGCGGCGGAGGCGCCTTTTATGTCGGCCGGGCGCTTCGCACCGGCGATACGGCGTTCGGCTTCCGCTATCGCTTCCATGACGCCGCGCAGATATTCTTGCCCGTTGGCGACGCCTGCACCGTAGAACTTGGCGGCCGATGCCTGCCCGATTTTTTCGGCAATCGCTTGCGTGCGTTCGACCAGGGTGTTGGCTTTGAGTACGCCGTCGGCGCTTGCCAATAGTTGCCGGGCGATTTCGGCGCCGCTTTCTACGCCGGCTTCGAGCACCTGGTTGAGTGCGTCTTTGCTGATACCGCGTCGCAATAGTTCCTCGGTCAGTTTTCCGAACTCGTCGGCGCGTTGTGCTTGGCGGCTTAGTTCGTCAAAGAACGAACCGCCGCCTTCTTCTGCCGATGCTTCCAGCGCATCTTCGAAGTTCATCGCGTCCGTTATGGTGTTCGTGACGCTGCTAGCGAAGTCGTCGAACGCTTGCTGGGCGGCTCCCAGGCGTTCTTCGGCAATCTGTAAGGCGTTGGCCATGTCGTCGCGCAAGGCTTTTGCGGCGGCTTCTAGGCGTTCTTGCAGCTTCTTGGCGCGGTCGGCCATACGGTTCAGGCCGCCGCCTGCACCGCCGCCTTCTTCTTCTTCGCCGCCACCGGCAAGCGCGTTGGCTGCGGCGCTAATACGGTCGAGGCGGTCCGGTATCGGGTTTAGTGCGTTGCGTGCCGCGCTGGCTTGCGCGCTCAGTGAACCCAGCCGGCTTTCCAGGTCGTCAAAGTAGGCGAGGGTTCGCGCTTTCAGTTGGTCGGTGATTACGGCGCCACCGGCTGCGGCTAATGCGGCACTAAACGCTGGCAGGCCGGCTTTGCCACGGGTGGCCAAGGCTTGCGCGGCGCCTATCAACGTCTGGATACCGGCGTACGCCAGTGCCACGGTTTTCACGAACTCCAGCACGCCTTCGGTTGCGGCTTTCATCGCGCGAATTGCAACCGGGGCGAAGTCGCCCATGCTTGCAATCGCTATTTCGAAGGCACCCTTTACGCCTTTGCCGCCTTGCAGTTGGTCGATGAATACGCCAAGCGCCGGCACGACGTACTTATTTACGGCGTCCACGAACCGTTGCAGATACGGCAGGACGTAGTAGCCAACTTGTTCGACAAGTTCGCCCCACGCAATCGAAAGTCGTTTTAGTTGGCCGTCGAATGTGTTGGCGGCGGTTGCACTGGCACCGCCGAACTGTTTCGCCAAGGCTTCCTGTACGGCCTGGTAGTTCTTGGTTTTTGTAATGTTTTCGTCTAACGGCACGCCCAGTTTTGTGAGCGCTGCAAAGTTGCCGTTATATGCCTTGGCTAATGCGATTGCGACGCTTTCCACGTCCTTGCCGGTACCGGCTGCAATATCGAGGGCGAGCCCTAACTGTTCCTGGGCGATTGCCGTATCGCCGGTAGCGCGTACCAGGCTAGAAAGGGCCGGCCGCAACTGGTCGTCCGTAACGCCGGCCGCGAGTTGTGTTTTGTTTATGTACTGTTCCACCGCGCTGATTTGTGCGTCGGTCGCCCCGGTAGTTGCCTGCAACTGCCGGGCCAATAGTGCCTGGCTTTTTTGGTCCTCTGCTGCGGCCTTTGCAGCTTCGAACAGTCCTTTGCCAAGTATGGCAACCGCCCCGGTGGCGGCGATAGCGCCAGGCACCAGGGCTTTGCGAAGAACGAACGCCGCCTTGTCGGTCGTGCTGGTAAGCGATTGGAACTCTTTTAGTGCGCGTTGCACGCCCTTGCCGGCGTACTCCGTAACGATAGGAATAATTACGGCCATGCGTTTAGCCTACGCAAGTTTTCGGTTCACTTCGCGCAACACTGTCTCCACAATTTCGCGCGTCTGGCGTTCCACCTGGTCGCGGTTCATCTCGTACGCCGGCCACAATACGCGCGATGCTTTGCCGAACCGTGCCTCAAGCGCGCGAATCATTTGCGTGCCGCGTTCCGTGTCGCCGTTATTGCGACGCCCTGCCAGGTCGTACAACGTGTTTACCGCCCCGGACCATGCCACGCTAAATACGGCCAGGTTGGTGGTACGGCCTGCCCATTCGCGTGGTTTCTTGCCCGACACTTTTGCCTTTATGAAGTCGTCGCCCCGGCTGCCCACCCAGGGTGTCATTTGGTGGCCGCTTTTTGTTTTCCAGTTCCGGCCCCAGCCCGATATCGGCGGCCCTTGCGGCACCTTGGCTTTCGCTGTTTTTATTACCGGGTCCACTACTTTGCGGTAGTCCTTGGTGATATCGCGGCGAAGTTTCGGGTTCAGTTGGTTCAGTTCTTTCAGCGCTTCTTTGAGGCCGACAACTTCCAAGCGTCCGTCCATAACTACCGCCGGCGGTTCCTTTCTTCCAGAACTTTGTGCACTGTCGCCAAGTCTCTGGTGTCGAACTCTACGCCAGGGGGCCACCATGAGGCGGCGACCAACAGTTCGGCTAGTTGCCGACGGTAGGCGCCGCGTCCGTAGGGTGGCTTTCTTGCGTGTCCTTCACTTCGATAGTTTCCACCCGGGCAAGCCACGTGTCAAAGTCTTGGCTGGTATCGCCGGCGCGTTTCTCGCTTGCGTACGCCAAATAGGCCAAGTCTTCGATGAAGAACCCGGCGGCGAGGTCGCCGGCCCGACGGTGGAACTTGCGCTCCCAGTCCACGATGACGCCCAGCGACGTGTGCACGTCGTAAGTGTGCCGGTCCGTTGTGGTGACGGTGAGTGTTAGCCGCATGGTGCTGCCCTTCGTTGTGTAGTGGCTTACGGGTTGGTGGTGTCAATCGTGAGCGCGCCACCCTGCAGGGTGATTTGTACTTCCGACAATTCACCGAGGTTGGCGTTCACGATATCCAAGCTTTCTAAGTACGTCTCGGCCAGTTCGAACTTCGGGTTTGTGGCGCTGTCGTTACCTGCGGCCGGCTTGACCGATACGTAACACTGCGTGCCGACCAGCGGTTGCAACAGTGCGTAGGTTTCGCTGGTTGCGTACGACATGAGGAACGTAAGCACGCAGGTGTGGTTTTGCAATCCGGCCGTGTAGCGGCGGCCGTTGGAACCGAACGCGGTGCTCTCCAAGGCTTCGACAAGCTGCGTGAGAACTGCGCTCTTGCATTGGTCGGTGATATCGGTACCGGGCGTCGCTGCGCCAATTGTGACGACGGGGTTCGAAAGGTAGGTGACGGTGGCCATGAGTTACTCCTTGGTTTTCGGTTTCTTGCTTTTAGTTCTAGCACCTGGCGCGGGTTTTGTGGTGGCATCGCTTTCGGGTGTTACTGGTTCCACCATGCCGCCGGCCAGTAGGTAGGCGATGTTGTGGAACGCATCGTCGTGCACGATTTCGCCAACTTTGCGGGCGCCGAACGGGCGAAGTACGCGGTAGGTCACGGTGCAACCTTAGTGGATATCGTCAGTTCGTAGGACGCGTACTCTGCGCCGCCGATTGTGGTAACGGTTGGGCGGCCGCCGGTAAGGCCGATATTGGCGGCGCGAATAAGGTCCACTAGTTGCAACAGATTGCGAACGGCGCGCCGGTCGCCCGGGCCAATTGTGAGCACTTTGACGGTGAAATCCATCTGGGCAATTGTGTTTGTTGGCATGAGGAACGCGGGCGCCTCTACCATGACGCACGGCGGGTTCACGTTGCGCGGGTCGTTGTCGGTCGTTACCCGTAGCCCGGTAATCGTGCCAAGCTTTGTGACTAGCGCGTCGAACCCGTCGTTGAGAATGTCCGTATCCGGTGGCACTACGCCACCGCCGGCCGGTTGCAGCCAAGTAGCCGAAGAATGTCACCGAACGAACCGCCGACGGCGGCACCGGTGGCAAGCGGGTCGAACGACGCGTACTGGTCAATCGAGCCGCGTTGCCGGTAAAGGTAGCCGGCGTACATGACGGTGCCAAGTTTGACGTCTTGGCCCGGCACTGTCGTAAGGCTGTCTGTGTAGCCGCTTTCCTGGCGGCGTCGCCACGCGAATTGGTTGGCCGCCCCAACTGCTAGCGAGAGGAGGTCGTAATCTGCGGACGGGGCGGCCACGGTGAACCCTAGCCAGTCCTCTGCGTCGCCGTTCGTTATCCAGGTGCACACCGGTGCATAGGTGACGGTGCCGGCGGCGGTGTCGCGTGCAACGTCGGCGACGTTGAGCGCGAACGCCACCTGGTTAGGAATAAGCACGGCCGTGTTGTACGTGTAGTCGCCTTGCTCATCGGGGCCGAGAAATAGAAACTCGGGGCACGCGGTTACCAGGTGCGTGCCGTTGTAGGTCGCGTTGCCCGTAATGGTGATAGTGACGCCGGGCTGAATGGGGGTGGCGGTCAGTGTCGCAACTACCGCGACACCGCCCGTCACTTGCCCGT